ATGCTATTATCATTGCAGTATTTGAGAGGTATTGCCTCGCTTTTGGTGGTACTTTACCATGCAAGAGGCGAAATTAGTAATGTATATGCTCAAAGCAATCTAGGTGAATTGCTTTTTGGGAATGGTTATATTGGTGTTGACTTATTTTTCATGATAAGCGGATTTGTTATTATGCTATCAACTGAGAAGGATAAGTCGTCTTTCTCATTCATAATTAAAAGATTGTTTAGAATTTACCCTGTTTATTTGGTCTGCTTATTTGCCTTGGTATTCCTTCAGGGAAGACCGTTTGATGTAAACTTACTAAAATCTTTGTTATTCATAAATCTTGACTTGTTCTCAGAGGCTCCTTGGTTTGGGTATACAATTATATTCACAGCATGGACATTGATGTTTGAGATCATCTTCTATATGCTTTTCTACATATCCTTGGCTTTATCATGGAAATATAGAGGGTATATTTGCATGTTATTAATTGCATCTATTGTATTAGGTACAAACCTTTATTTTAATGGAAGTGTTAACTTTAGTGGCTATTCAAGCATAACTATTGCATCAAATCAAGAGCATAGTATTTGGTTAGGAATGGCCAGAGTTTTATCATCTCCCATGTTCTTTGAATTTATTATTGGGATGGTTATTTATAAAATTTATGCTTCAACTAAAATAAATATAAGCAATAACTACACACGAATTGCTGCGATTATAGCCATAGCTTTATTTTCATATTTCTATGTTACTGGATACAATGGTGGTCACGGTCCTTTAAGTTGTGGTGTATATGCGGCAATTCTGTTATTGGCATTAGTTCTTTTTGAGAAGACATGCAAGGTTAACTACTCACCAACACTAAGCTATTTTGGTAATATTTCTTATTCGTTATATCTTACGCATGCTCTTGTCATGAACATATTACCAACCGGTATAATTCCTGGTTCTCTCTACTCTCAGGCTCACGGTTTTTCTAATTTATATCTAATATTGCTGGCTTCAATATTTATTTCAACCATTCTCTACTATACAGTAGAAGTGTTTTTCGTGAGATTTGCTAGGATGATGCTTAAAACCATCATGATAAAAAACACAAGTGCAATTTAGTTTGTGAGATTATATGTGAGTAGGCCCATGGAAGGGATTTTATCAAAATATTAGAAAGGAATAGGTTTTCTGGCTTTATGAGAATGTTGTTAAACAACTGCCTCATAAAGCCATTTAATTTACGGAAGGTTTATCATAAGAAACTTTTGCTCATTCCAGTTATCTCGATTGTTGTATTTACAGCAATATCTGTGGAGCCAACATTAACAAGCTGTACATTTGCAGAGTTAGCAGCAGATGAAACCTGAACAATGAGCCCTGCATATAAATGTCCCATGCTCCACATAACTGCGCTACCACTCTTCAAACCAGGAACAGAAACTGATGTTGTAACTGTTCCGCCACTTCCTACAACTGTAGTGTTAATCGTCGCACTGCCCCAGACCTTGTTGAACACGCCAACCAGAGTGTGAAACTCTTCCCTTACTTGTGTTTTCAGTTGGTTATCAGGAATGTCTTCGCCGTTGTCAGTACCTAATACAGTACTGCGATGACCATTTGGATTCACGTTGATCCAGTTAACAAGACTTGGGTTCCCATAAGGAAAAAGTGCAAGGCCAATAAAAGTCTGACGACCTCCATCTTTTGCCTGACACGTTATTGCTGGGTTGCCGTTATCAATACTGGTGTTTATCCAAACGTTATGATAAGGAGAGTTTATCGAGAAAAACCACTCAAAAGCACTACCAACACTTTCAATATTGCAGGTCATGAAGGTATTAGTTTCATACACCCCGCGAGGGTTACTGAAATTGTAAGCAAGATCGCTTGCTGTCCACGTGTTGCTTATAAAGGTCCATCTGTTTACATATCCGTTAAAATTAACACATCGAACACTGTCACCGGCATAACATTGCTCTACTATTCCGAAGTAACATTGTCCTCCTGCAGATGTATCAACAGCGTTAGGGTATGTGATGACTCCATCGGTAGTTACGCGAGTATCATCAATCCACTTATTAATGGATAGTGCATTGTTAAATAGGCTCATTCTGACACGGGTAAATCTGGGGTAAGAAGCATCATTGATATCAATAGCATTAATATCTTTTGCATTTCTCCCTACCAGGTAAACATCACGAATCCCCATATTGTGAGCACCCGGCCCCCATCCCGATGGGCGTATGCCGCGGATCATTGTTCCGCCAGCAGGAAAGCTGTTAGTGGCTCTGATAAATGTTTTGTCATACCCTCCACCAACAATGGTTACACCAGGATATAGCAACACCATATCTGAGATATAGAAATCACCAACGACTGTTACCTCTGGAATTCCTAAAGTGTGCGCGGCCACAATAGCAGCCTGTAGGTTTGTAGTCAGATCTGGTTGACCTGTAATTACCCCGCCAGGAACAAAATCAGCAGCCAAATCGATAGAGTTTCTGAGCTTTCTGTCTACCTTGGTAAGTTGTGATGATGGCTGGTTGAGATCGTATCCTACAAGAAGGGAGCCTGTCCCTGCCGCTAAATCTTTTCTCAAGACATCACTGATATCTACTGGCTGCCATTTTCCTTCACCTGTCCCACCTGATGATTCTGGCGTAGAGCCCGCCGGAACCGTTTTTGGCAATGTTGTCAGGTCGTCCCATCGGTACCAGACATTTGTCGACGTATCCTGCAGTACATCACCAGCAGCAGTAACGGTCCCACCGCCCTGAAATGTTCCCGCCAGATTCCAGCCGAGATTGTAGATCTGCTGGAGTGTTAACTGCTTAAGACCTTCAATCGTGTAATGAGCATTCCCAAAACGATCGATGTACTGCTGGGCCATTGACGTAACAAACTCATCAATTTTCCCGGCGTTGAATTTCAGATCTTGCGGTTTTTCGCTCGGAACTGGCTGGTTAGTTGGTGTAGTGCTCATATTTTTTCCATAAAAAACCCGGCGCTGTGGCCGGGTTGTGTTATTTGGATAAGGTCTTATTCGTAGACTGAGTCGCTGTACTCTGCGACGGTCAGAGATACAGTGTTATCTGTGTTGGGTTTGATGCTGTTGACTGTCCACAGCTGGCTGTCCAGTTCCTCCACAGTGGCTATTAGATATCGCGACGGGAGCTGTACGGTGTCTCCGTTCCATATATTGAGCTGAATGGAGGGTATTGCTGCAATGAAGCCGTATTTAGTGTCGCTGCGTGCCGTTGCCGGATAACGTAGTGTCGGGTTTCCCATACTGTCAGTAACCAGAACATACATCGTTCCGGTAAACTTGATTGGTTCGCTCGTATCGAAGTTATTTCCGGTGCGACCGGTGATGTACCCCTGTTGCTGGTTGCTGTCGTAGATGTCCGGCATCTGAATAACGCTGCCGACCTGAATGATCCCATCCTCGAACACCTTGGCGTTCATCTTCACCCGTGAGTAAATCAGACGCTTTGTTTCTCGTAACGCCCTCTCCCGAGCCTGGTACTCGTTACGGAATCCTACTATCTCAAGCTTGTTTGGGTTCTCCGCTTCCTGCTCGACGATAGCGCCATTTTTTGTCGTCCTGCTTGATGGACATGCGCAACGCCTGGTAGATATCGTCAAATGACATCTCTGAAGCGTTGCTGATGAAGAACTTCACTTTGTTCCACCAGCCGTCTTTCATGCTGTTGGCGGCATCGATGAGGCTCGTCGATTCAACATCGGCCTCCTGCCCGTCAGCGTTGACGAACATGCCGACGCCTTCATCCGGCGTACCGGCGCCGGGCTCGTCGAGCAGGATCGCAATGTGGTCGAACTGCATGTTGTGAGCGACCCAGGAGTACTTCTTCTGCTTCGACTCACCTGCCTTTTGCTCTTTGTTCAGCAGCAGACCGGTGGAAACATGAATCGGTTCGGCGTTATTGCCGCTAATCATGTCGTCCAGGCGCTGAATAAGGCGCTTACCGTCAGGTTTGGTATCTGCCACAGCCTTATTGACGTAAACGTCCATCACGACCTTGTCGTTGGCCTTGCTGACGTTCTGAGCCCACGCCCCGGCGTAGTAATCGTTGACAGCCTGCGGGTCGTTGGCGCTAACGTATTTGCCGTTCACCATCGGGTGGCCGATCGGCATTAACTTGCGCTCCATCGTCTGGTAGCTGTTGTTAATCTCCTCCGCCGGGTACAGGCCGCCATTCATCACGATGTCATCGACGATCGGGACCGCACCACGAATGACGTAGTGTTCCTGACCGTTGATGGTGGTCGTTGAGATGTTGGAGGCATTGATGGCGAGGGATTTAACATGGATGCTGGATAGCTTCACGTTGCGTCCTCATTTGTGGATTTCGGGCAATAAAAAAGCCCAGTTAATTACTGGGCCGATAACAATACGAGGTGTATTTTAATTTATAAGTGTGTTTAAAATATTTCTGGCATTGTTTAGAGCCTGCATTTCAATCGCGTTAACGCCTGATTGTTGACCGTTTGAAACTGGCATTACAAGGCCCTTGTGCATTTTAAGGATTTCACTAGCTTCAACAGATACATCGTTTTCTAAAGTAATCACACACGTGACCTTGAAAGCAATCTCCATATCTGTCTTAAACATTTCCTTCCAGTCGAACTTCACTTGCTTGATGCTATGGCTCATATAACCTCCGTTGAATGTTGAGGTTTATTATCGCCTTTTTTATTCCAATCTTTACGCTCTTTCGCCAACTTATCAGCCAGCCCTTCGTTAAATATGCTGCCGTCGTCGTTGAGCAGCACCGGAATCTGGCTGCAGTAACAGTTGTACCGGTTGCCGTTCTCGGCGTAGAAGTCCCGCACCTCTTCGGTGGTGTAGACCTTGCCGTGACGGCTGGCGTGCCAGGTGCGCGTTGTTGGTTTGAGTGCCGACAACCACAGCAGTCCGGTATTCAGCCCCAGCCGGTCAGCAGCCCAGTCCGTTTCATTCCATTGTGCCTGCCGTAGCGCGCCGACCTGTTCAGTTTGAGCGATAGTCTTTGCCTTCGACATGGACACATCGAGACGCTTGCTGATGACGCTGGCCGTCTCGCGAGGATTAACCCCACGCGCGACCGCATCGGTGATGATGTTGGTTAAATCGCCGCGGGCAGTGTCGCTGATGACCTTCCAGTCACTAAAGGTTGTCAGCCTGGCCGCCGCCACCTGATTAAGGTGTCCTGGGCTGCTTAAAAGCTGCTTTAGCGTCGTCTGACTGGCGTACACCTGCGACTGTTGCGAGAGGTTGTTGAAGGCCTCCAGCGTGCCGCGCTGCGCTTCTGCGACGACGTAATCCATCGCCCAGAGGTTTTGCTCGCCACCTTCCAGCAAGTGGTCATCGAGAATGGCCTGCACTGCCTCAAGCAGGTCAGCTAGTTCCTGCGCCGACATGTCGTAGATAAACTTGCCAGCGTTGACCTGGTAAAGCGTAGGCTCGTCACCGTTAACATGGCACAGGAAATGCCAGTTATGGCTATTTACCTCACGCTCTCTCCCGATCAGACGCTGGTCGAGCAGCGCTTTCATGGCCACCTTAATCGCGTAATACCGATCCTCAATGTCGCGCTCCATCTTGCTGACTGGCTTACGCGACATCGTTGGGTCAACTTTCGACCGTGGTATCACCGGACTTTTCGGCTTCTGACTGAGGGTCGGCCAGAGGATCAGGCTTTGGTTTGTTGCCATCAGGCGGAACCTCATCATCAAGCTCAGGCAGTGGCTGTAATTCGCCAGCAGTGCGGATTTCGTTTTCAGTGATAGCCGAACGCCCGAAGGCATTCGTTGATTTCACTGCCACGTCCGCCAGTTTATCCATATTGGCAATCTTCTCTGCCTGACTAGGCGCCAGCAGATCAGACCAACCAACGGTAATTTCCTCATTCTGCGCCGGAGGAATAATGCCAAGCATCCAGAAGCGAGAAACCACGTCAGTGATAACGTCAGTCAGGAAGCCTTTACGTCGGCTCATCCTGGTGCGCCCCCAGCCTTTCGCATCTTCGGTACTGGCGCGCTCACCCGTCTGCATCCCAACAAGCTCTTTCACAGGTATTGGAACGGTCGCGCAGAACTCGCTCAGTGCTGTGCGCCATGTTGGCTCAGGGTCGGCTTCTGGAACGCTTAATACCTCGGCAGTACCGGCCTGCATAAAGCTGGCGCTGTCGGTGCTGTCGTTCAGGCGGCGCACCTGCTGATCCAGAGCCTCAGCAAGTTGCCCTTCCGCCACGCCAAGTGCCTTGGCAAGAGCGGAGAAGTTCGTCTTCTCGCTGAATGAGTAGTTAAGCTGTCGGCTGGCGTTCTTCAGGAATCCCTCAGAAGCCCCGCCGCTCACCTTCTCGATGTCCAGCAACTTATTGAAGCCGGCCTCAAGCAGTGACTTACCTGACGTCATGACGCCATCATCTGAACCTTCAGCCAGGATGATTACCCGATCAGGATGCACGTTAATGATTCGCCCCGGTCGCGCATCGAAGTTCCCGTCGACAGGCAACTCAGTAAACGAGTACATCGTTACTTCGCCAAACGTTTCACTTTCTGGGTCATCGTCCCATTTAATCGGGTCGATCTGCGCTTCCCATGCAGGGATTAACTTAACAAGTGCCTTTTCCTGAAGGCGTCCAACGACTGTCTTGTCGACTTCCTCATACCATTGCTTGCTGTCCTTAATCTGAAGCAGGATTGCAGAGTAACGTCCAACCAGGTTTCGACGGTCATCACCGTTCATCTTCCTGTGCTGATCTGCATGAAAGCTGCATTGCACAATGCAATGATTAACACCGGTACGCGTAAGGCTGATTTAGCCAGAAAGCTAAACCAGAAAGGGCCGCAGATTGACCGGCTTCTTGACGTTAGTCACGCATCCAAAGTCGAGACGCTGGAACAAGCCTTATACCTTCTTGGTTATGAGGCAGAGGTATCTGTAAAGAAGTTATCATGAGCAGTTAACAGCCACCCATCTTCACGAAGCCCAGCCATTGTGCTGGGTTTTCTTTTTTGGAAGCGCACAGCACCGTAGCCACAGTGGGTAAGGTGAGGGTTTTGTCTGTCTGGTATTTGGTGAGATGCGCTTTCAGAAAGGATAATTATTAAAAGACTTAAAGCTTAATTTGATGCGGTCGATAACCTTACTTTCAACTCAAAAAGAAGGTTCGACTATGAATGTCTTTCGTGTTCACCGTGATAGAGATGCTATTTTTAAATTTGCAGTTGAGAGGCATAAATTAACACCTCAACTTCACCCAGTTAGCAAAGGTGCGGTCAATCATTATGGTCCATACGTTAACCCTGATGTATACGTTTATGTAATTACTACGACTGCAACCAGTGTGGCTGCACTTACGTCGGACCTTCAACTTAATCCGCCAACGAAGGACACCTTCACCATCGTTGGTAACAACGAAATTTATATCTAACAAAAAAAGCCCCGGCATTTCTGCCAGGGCCTATTAATTAGTGGAGGGCATTCAGTTGTATATTGAGTACACGCCGGGGGTCTCCCGTTACATCTAACGCATACCTGAATCCGAGTAATCCTGCCTTTCGCGCAAATCCCAAGCCAGCCACAGGCATCGGTGTGAGGTACCACATATTTGCACTATCCATTCCCCTAACCCAGATTCCGCTTTATGGCTTTAGCGGATTACACAAGGGGACTTTCAAAAAGTTTGCCAAAGGAAACCTCCTTAATCATCCTCAAGTAATTCGGGGAGTTGGATCATCATGGTTTCACAAAGAAAATTCATTGATCTTAGTCATAAAAAAGCCCCGAGATATTAACTCAGGGCCATTGAATGAATGCACTACTCCATCATTGAGTTCAGATTAAACAGAAATCGCCACTTTGTAAAGTGTAATTTTCTAGATAAATCCTATTTAATAGAAAATATTCACTACCGCGTGACTTTGTTCAACATCTGGTTTGCGTACTCTTCCTGTTTGATACACTCGCCTACTAGGCTTTCAAAGAAATCCTTGTAAGACCTGCGCCATGTGATTTCAGGTATATCCATCACCGTCGCGCAGATGTATTTACGGACGCTATCAGGTAGCAATCTGGCATATCCCCGACCGTTGCAGCGTGAACAGGTTTTATATGCAGGGACTCCGCGTTGTAGAATAGTTTTCTCTTTGTCTAACACTGTTCCTTTGCCATTGCACTGGCATGCGTTGGTCAGAACTCCCTTCCCTTTGCACTTGTGGCAAAGCACCTTAACCATCTCTCTTTTTTCGCTAAGGTGTGGTCGTCCCATGTGTTTCATTGTCATAACTTCAGCTTCGACAAACTTATTGCCATGGCAGCAGTCGCACGTTCTGGTACTGGCGGCGCTCCGGGAGTAATCGGCAAAGGCGAAAGTTGCGAGAACTTGCATTACCTTTGGCTTAACATCGCTCTCAAGCTTGCGTAAGGCGGCAACCTTATCGCAGTGCTCAATTGCATATTTGGTCAGCAGTTCAATCGCTCGCTCACGATCGTAATCGCTGATAACCGAAGAAAAGCTCGTCGAGATTACCGGCCTTCGCCCGGGCACTATCGAGCGAGCCCGTAAAAATTGCTGGATGGTCGGACGGGAATATCTGCATGTTTCCCCTGACGGAGTGCCTAAGAAAAACAGCGAGTGCATGTACAACAGAAAGGCTGTCGACCAGTGGGTTGAGAGCATGTCAAAGAAACAGCCGGGTGCGCGCCAATGAAGATCCGTTTATGCTTAGCTGGCTCTTGGACGTCAGGAGGGAATAATGGCTAAGTCAGCATACCCAACAGGCGTGGAGAACCATGGCGGTACGCTCCGCATATGGTTCATCTATAAAGGCAGCCGGGTGCGTGAAAGCCTCGGCGTGCCGGATACACCAAAAAACAGGAAGATCGCTGGCGAGCTGCGCGCGTCGGTGTGCTTCGCGATAAAGACCGGCAACTTCAATTATGCGGCTCAGTTCCCGGACTCACCGAATCTGAAGAAATTTGGAGTTGAAAATAAGGAAATCACCGTGCTCGAGTTGGCGAATAAATGGCTTGAGTTGAAGCGCATGGAGATCAGCACCAACGCGATGTCTCGCTATTCATCTATAGCGCGCAACATGATACCGAGAATTGGTGGGGACAAGCTGGTATCTGCGGTGACACAGGAAGACCTGCTGTTTATCAGGAAGGAGTTGCTAACCGGCTATCACGTATTGAAGACAGGACAGAAGACACCAGTAAAAGGAAGATCCGTCAGAACCGTCAACAACTACATGAGAACCATGTCAGGCATGTTTAACTTCGCCGCGGACAGTGGTTATGTTAAGGCGAATCCGTTTAACGGCATTTCCATGCTCAAACGATCACGCACTGAACCAGATCCGCTCACACGAGAGGAGTTCGTCAGAATGATTAATGCATGTACTCATCAGCAATTGAAAAACATGTGGTCGCTGGCCGTGTACACAGGGGTGAGGCATGGAGAGCTGGTATCGTTGTCATGGGAAGACATCGACCTGAAAGCGGGAACTATGATGATTCGTCGCAACCACACGTTAACGAAGGAGTTCACCCTTCCTAAAACAGAGGCAGGAACTGATCGAATCATAAACCTGATTCAGCCAGCCATCGATGTGTTGAAGAACCAGGCTGAAATGACCAGGCTGGGCAAGCAGTATCAAGTTGAGGTTAAGCTTCGTGAATACGGTCGTACTGATGTGCATCCATGCACATTCGTGTTCAACCCGCAAATCGTATCGCGTAATGGCCGTGCAGGGCATCATTACGCTGTAGGGTCGATCAACCAATCGTGGGAGGCGGCAATGCGACGTGCAGGTATTCGCTATCGCAGAGCATACCAGTCAAGACACACTTACGCATGTTGGTCGTTAGCTGCCGGTGCCAACCCTAACTTCATCGCGAAGCAAATGGGCCACACCGACGCGCAAATGGTTTACCGGGTGTACGAATCCTGGATGGCAGAAAACAACCAGGACCAGGTACTCATACTCAACCAGAAATTGAGTGAGTTTGCCCCACCCATGCCCCATGCAGTAGGATCGGATGGATATTAA